AATGCACTACATACAAGGATTGATGAAAAAGTAGGAGAACTTGCGATTGATTACATTTCTAAAGGAAATAAAAGAGCACCACTTTCCAAAAAAGATGCTTCAGCAAAGGCAATGGTTACGCTTAATCAGAGAAAGCAAACAGAACTTTCAAACATATCCAAACTTTTTCAAAAGTCTTATGGTGAAGAGTCAGCAGTTCCAAAGGAAGTAACTAGAGTTGTAGATTTTCTTGATGTACTTACCAAGCATAAGGTTATGGCAGATGATGCCAATGATGCCAGCGGTTGGAGTAGGCGTTCTTCGTTTCGTTTGTTAGAAAGAGCGAATAGCACTAACGCAAGAGGGTATTCTGTTCAAGAAGGCAATTTAGCAAAAGAACTTAGGTTGAACTTGTTAAAAAACCCTGATGGTTGGACTAAAGTTATCGATAAAGGAGGAAAAAATGAAGTTTATGTCGAAGACCTGATTGAGAGTGCCAGCAAATTCTTAGATAATGCATATCACCACCAAGGATTTGTCCCAGATAAATACGCAGGAGATGTTATTTCGTTTGAAAAATATCTTGCCGACCTTGTTCTTGCTGGGTTAGGCATCAAAGACAAGAAAGCCGCTGAAGAAATAATCAGTAGTTTTAGAAATGCTTTCCCTGAAAAATATGCTGAACATAAGTTTGTATACGAAAGACATTTAGTGGTTCGTGATTATGGGGATGAAGCGTTGCCGATTTTTGAAAAAATCGAACCTGAAAGAGTAGAAAGTATGAGGATGCAAGGGCTTAAACCTGAATTTTATGAACACAATAGATATGTTCGTGAGATTCAGACATCCATCGACAAAAAGAAGAACGATGCTCCGTTGCAGGAACAGCAGGAGTGGGTCAAGATAGCGTTCAGAGCGTTGCTCAGAAAGGCTGAGGTCGAAGGAGTTGACAGGGTTACTGTGACTCCTCCCAGCAAGACTCCTGTTCAGGTCGGAATGACGGCTAAGTCCGCTGAAAGATTCTACGGAAAGACACTCATCGACAGGTTCAACGCTGAACTGAAAAGGATGAACACATATCTTTCCAAGGCTGACCAGAACACAAAGATGCTTGATGCCTCAGTCAATGAGGCAAAAGGCAAGGCAATGGAATATGCGAATCTGCACAAGGATTCTGGCGAATTTCATTTAGTTAGAAACAAGATTGGTCCTGATGCATACAGGAAGGTTGCTGAGATTATGCACACATCCGATGCTGGACTTGCGGACTATCTTGAGAAGAACATTCCAAAGTCTCATCCTGAATTGCACCCAACTAGGATTCTTTATGAATTCACCAGTGACTTATTAGGAAAAACAGATGATTCTGAGTTTCCTTATTTCAGGAAGATGCTTAAGTATAGGCAAGACCAATATTTTGCCTATCAGGATTTCATAGGAAATCTAGAAGGCAGGAAAACTCCTTCTGGAAGAACAGTTGGTACTAAATTGAATACTGAATCTCAGTATCTGCTTGACCAGAGTTATGGATTCGATATGACTCCTGAGGTCCGTGCGGCGGCTAGGAAGTCCCAGAGGATTCTGAAGCCAGAGGATGAGAAGATAGGCTATGTTGAGCAAATGACCCCGATGGCAAAGGTATTACAGTCTACGGCTGGATATTCCATTATGGTTCATAACAACAAGTTCAGAGTGTATGGTCCGAACAAGGTTCTTGTCGGCATCTACGCCTCTGAGCAGGAAGCCAAGCGTAAACTTGAGAAGGAGGCTAGGAAGCGATGAACGAGGAGCAGGGAGTCTCAGCCATCATTGAGGAGTTCAAGCGTGGCGGTTGGATTATGGCTGTGCTAGGCGGCATCGGAATGCTGGCTAGGCTCATCCTTACCAATGAGCGTTATTCTTTCTTCATCTGGCTCAGGAAGATTATCGCAGGTGGAATCGTAGGCGTACTTGCGTACTTCGCTATGTATGGTATGGATATGGCGGAGATTTACAAAAGCGTCTTGTGCTCCATCTTCGGAAGCCTTTCTCCTGAGATGTTTGAGATTATAAGAAAAAAGGTTATCGCTAAACTCACACAATGAGAGCCTTTGTCCTGTCATTATTATTTATAACTGGATGTTCTACCAAGCCTCCTGAGCCTGTAATTCCTAAACCTAGCAATGATGAAAAATCCACTTACATTAGAAGAATCGAAGAAGTCGTTTCTGATTCGGCTTCTGCACTTGTCGCAACGACTCCTTCCCTTCCTGAAGGACTACCTAGAAAACTTATTGAAAACCAAACAGAAAGACTTAGCGGCATCTCCAAGCCCTCAATCAACAAGGTCAAGGAGTACGAGCGTATCATCAGGGAAAACGACTCCAAGGCGGCAAAGAACGACCAAAAGAGTGCAGAGAAAGTCGAGCAAGAGAGCAAAGAACTGAGGGAGCGTGTGGAACAGGCTGAGTCTCAACTTGCTTTACAGGAGTTGATGACAGCCGCCGCTGACGAAGAGGCTCAACGGGAACTGAAGAACAAGCAACTATGGCAGTATTCTACCATAGGCGTTGGGATGTTCTTTCTTGGGGTGCTAGGTATGGCATTCACCCCGTTCAAGAAGAACTCAGCCGTCCTTGCTGTCGGAGGTATGCTTGCTATGTCCTCCGCTTGGTTGTTTGACTCTGAATGGTTCTCCCTGATTGCTGGGGCTACAATGGCATTTATCGCAACAAGCGTTATCGTCCTTGTCGCTTCCTATGTATACAATGCAGTAAAGTCCCGTTACGCAAAGGACATCAAACAAGAAGGCGAACAGGAATAGGGTCTTAAGGGTTCTCATTCCACATATATCTAGGGATGAACTCAACGAAGATGGGGCTTCTTTCGCCGCTGTACGCTGAGATGATGTTGTTAATCATAAACTCCTCTGCCGTATCGTAGTCCATACAGTCCTCCTCAATCAGTTGTTCAACGATGAGGTTGGTTGAGTATATCGCAGAGTATCCGTGTTCCGTGCTGGCTAGACCTACGAATGCATAATCAAGATGTTCTGCTATGACGATATCTTCGTCAAAATTAGACAGGAACTTCTTTAGATTGCTCAAGTTAAAAGACGAATTTGTAGTGAGGAAGTTTCCTTATCACATTGCTACACTTTACATTGAAATACTTTATGTCAAGTTTGTCTGGCTTTTGAGTCTTAAGTTTTCTAATTTTGTGCAAAAGCGTATTGCGTGGAATGCCCATCATTTCCGACAATTCAGTAGCAGTATGATACCCTTTTTCTGGAATCTCAGGTTCATCAATGTTTTTCAAGAATTCCTGAAGTTTAGCCAGCCTTTCCTTGTTCATTTTCATATGAGGTCAGTGTAGGAATAAATGAATTTGTCTCCCACCTTGTGGGCTTGCCAGACTTTCCAATTCTTGCCTTGGATGTACCCGTAAGTCCATCCCGTACCCCATTTGCTGGTTGCGAGACGATTCTTGCTGTATCCCATTGCCTGTTTTTTGCACAGGCAACCGCCAGAGAAGCCTACAGCACCGCCGAACTTACGGGCGTTGGTCTGCTGGATGGAGTGGATGTGTCCCATAATCACAGCCCCGTGCCTGTCGGCGTAATGGATGGCGTGTTCTTCAACAGCCCTCACACCGCAGGTGTATCCGTGTACATAGGCAATAGGTCCGATACGATGCACTCCGTATTCTGCGTGGTAAGGGTAAATTTTTTTGCACCCGTTGTCACGAAGGTTGCTCTTTATGTCAGCGTCAAGGTCTGAAATGTAGTCGTGCAAGATTCCGTTCTGAGTGTTGGAAAGAATCTGCTCAAGCCTGTCTTCGTGGTTTCCGTAAAGGTAGACTGTGGGCTTGAGCCGCTTGATGAACCAATGCCCCTTAAGGACATCCTTTACCAAGGACTCATCTGCCTCCTTGCCCATAGCACCCCTGCGGATACTGCGGAGGTCGTATCCATCCCCAAGATGCACGATTTCGTCTGGCTGGAACTTGTCACAGAACTTGAAGAGTTCTATTGCACTTTTTTCGTCAACCATATCCCCGTGGTTGTCACCAACAGAGACGAACTTGATTATCTTGGACATTATTTTTTCTTTGGTTTCAATGAATACGCTGAACGCTTTACGCTTTCGTAATTCATATTGAATTGTTCTGCAATCTGCTTGTTTGTCAATCCCATATCCATACCTTTTATCACTGCGTCTTTGATGCTACCCCACTTGGAACGACCAGTTACATTCCTGAGCCTGATTCCGTTTCTAATGGCACAAGACCTGATTGCATTCTCAGAAAGTTTGTAGGTTTCTGCGGCTTCGGCTATGGACATATTCTTTTCCTTAGCCTCCTTGACTATTTCCTTGGTCCTTCCGTACCCGTGTGTGGACTGACCTTTAATGAGTTTCTTATTCATCAGTTCTTATGTCAAAGGTATCGTTTTGGATTATGGAGAATTGATTAGAAAGCATATGTCTAATCATTCCATCCTTTTCTATCACAACGGCAAAGATGTCATTGCAGTACATACCGCCGTCACGGACATACAAAAGATATCCGTATCCTATTGAAGTCTGAACTGGGATTGGATTGCGGAATTCGTGAATCATTGTTTGCCCTCCTTGGCGGTGTTCCAGATTACCAATGCCTTAAGGAAGTTTTGAGCATCCTTTTCGTCTCCGCTTGCCCACTTGGAAAGCATCGCATCCCCTGCCTTAGTCAGACGCTCGACCTGTGCTTGCAGTTTCTCGTTAGGGATGATTGTGCGGGTCGTGAAGGCGGTCAGACGCTCGACTTCGGCTTTGAGGTTAGCGACCTCCTCATACTTGACCCTAAGTGCGATGCGGCAGTTTTCAAGGTCAACTTTAAGTTCCTCGCTCATTCTTCAAAAGGCTTTGCGTCTGGCACAATAGCCCCTCCAGAGATGATTGCCGTCTCAAGTTGGATGATACGCTCTTGCAGGTGGTCAATGTACTTGTCCTTTTCCTCACAGGACTTGAGCAGGAACTGCTCCTCCTTCTCTGAGTTCTTAAGTTGCTCACGGAGCGTCCCGTTGTCCTCAGCAATCTTCTGGTATGATTCAAAAATCATCTTGTACGCCCAGCGATGCACAAGCGGATAGCACTTTTCGCAGTAGCAGTTTTCGTGCGGAGGCTCTGCCTTATCAACCCTCACCATATGGTCTTTGCTGGATGTCATCGCTTGTGTGTCGTTGAATGTTCCTTCCATCCTTCTTTGGTATAAGCACGGATATGCATATGGATTTCATCGTCAGTCCAATTGATGTTCAAGTTGTAATCTGGTGACTCAAGGGTCATACCCCCAACGGGATTGTTTTTGTAATCTTCAAGGATGTTGACGAAAATATTGTTCGCCCAAGATTCAAAACCAAGCCTGTCAATGAGTGACTGGCTGAATATGTATTTGTAGTTTTCCATTACTCAGCAAAGGTAATACCACGCTTTCTGATTTCAAGCAAAAACATTTCTTTTTCAAACTTACTGCAACCGCTGTTTTTGGGAAGTTGAAGAACTTTTCCGTAGTTCTCCAGTTGCTGGTCGGACATCTTGGAGAACTGCTCCTGAACACGCCGTTCTGGGTTTGTGGCAAGCCTTGGCATATTGTAGCGACAGATTATTTTTCTGAGTGAATACTTGTTCACCTTGTACTTCTCAGAAGCCTCTTCTGCGGTGAGTCCGTCAGCGGCGGCTTGTCTTGCTATCTCTCTCAGCGTCATATGTTTTTGGCACGAACCCAAGCCCTGACATATACATCAGGATTGGTGCAATGCTCTGCCATTGCGTCCCCTGAGACTTCAAGTTGCTTAATCTTATTCTTAAGTTCAGCAATCTCGTTCATATATTCTCTGGGTGTCTTTCCGTTGAGCCTTACGCACAGTTCTGCGGCATCAATGCAAAGGACAAGAGCCGCCCCACGCACAGAGTTCTGCTTTGTCGTGTAAACTCCAGATGGAAGCATCTGGTTTGACTGTTCCACGATTTCCTTGGCTTTTTCCATAGATATGGTTATGTACTTTTGATTAGGGTTATGTTTTGCCCTGTTCAAGATACGCCGAAGGTAGAATACCCCTATTGATTTAGGAAGAGGCTCTTCCATCTTTTTCTTCGGTATGCTTGTTGTCTTCAGCAAGCATAGCCATAAGCGTCTTCACATTGAAACGCTTGTACTTCCCTTCGACTTGGAAGTTGTAGTATTCTTGGTTATAAATCTTGGTAGGCTTGAGCAAACGGGCGATTCTGCCGTCACTCAGGATTACATAACCAGTTCCGTGTCCGTAGTATTTATACTTGTTTTCCATAGGATGAATCAAAAGGGCTTGTCATCGAAAGGCACATCATCAACCAAGGATTCCATTGGCTTCTGTGCCTGATTGAAGAGTCGTTCAGCCTCAGCCTTGACCTTGAGGTCACGGGCGGAAGGATTGGGGTTGTCTCCATAAGGCTTGGGAGTCCAACGCTTGGCGAAGTATGTGAGGTCACCGAACTTCACCGACCTGTCAGTTTCGACAAGAGGAAGGCTGGAAAGCGGCTGTCCCTTGCGGTCACCGAATGGGACAAGGATTTCTCCAGAGCCAGCGGCAGGAGCAGGGGCGGCGAAAACGCCAGTTCCCTTGGTCACGCTGACGGCTTTGGGGGCAGAGGCTGACTTGGCGGGAGAAGACTTAATCTGGCGGTCAAGTTCCGCATCATCATCATCCGTAGCACAGCCTGAGACGGCGGCGAGAGCATAACGGCGGATGTAAGAGTACAAAGCACCAGCGTCCTGACCCTTCATTCCGTTCTCACAAGGAATCGTTGCGTCAGAATGAAGTGCTCCCCCGTCCTTGTGGATTACCATAGTCCTTACACCTACGGCATTGTCGTAACCAACAGGGAACTGGATGATTGCCAGACCATACTTTGCGGCAATCGGCTTCAGCACTTCAAGGTGCTTGGCAAGGCTTGCGTATTTCGACTTATGGAACGGGTTCACGCTGTCTGCGTGGATGTCGCTAGTCTCAGACACGAACCCCACCAATGCGGTGAAAAGGCTCTTTTTCTGTTCTTCAGTCATTTCGATATTAGGGCTATACATAAGGTCGTAAATGTTTTTCAGGATTCTCATTCTTTGGAGAAATACTTTTCAAGAACAATCCTTACGAAGTTCGACCTAGACAGGTTGCACTTCTGTGCGGCTTCGCTGATTTTGTTCATAAACTGGGACGGAACTCTGAGTGTCAGCATTGATTCAAGATATCTCTGCTTAACTTTTACTTTGGTCTTTTTCATACGGAAGTCAAATGAAATACAGATGTATTATCGAATGCAAGTCTTTTTTTTAACCCACACCAACGGCGTAATAATAGTCCTTCAGCCTCCTTATCAGAGCCGCACCAGTCTCCTTGTCCTTGGGTTCAAACCTGTCCAGCAGTGAAGCCCCGTTGAAGTTGGTGCTGATAATCGTGGTCCTCTTTGCCGTGGACCTTTCGTCTATGATTGAGAAGAGGTCAGAAGCCATACGCTGAGTGAGCCTTTCCTTGCCGAAGTCATCAAAGAT